GTCAGAACGAGCCTCACTGGACTGTCATGAATTACGAGGGCAACCCTCAGTTGGCTGAAGTCCATCAGTGGCTTGTGTCTACACACCAAGCAATACCGGCTTACAGCAGTCTCACAGATTAGAAAAGGGAGAACCTTACATGGCTATACTCCCTATCCGTGACCTAGGCAGCGCAGGTGTCATCAGTGACGTCAGTAGCTACAACATCCCGATCAACGCATTTAACCATGGTTTCAACGTGCGTTTCGATGAAGGCAAGGTTCTACGTGCGCCTATCTTTCGTAACATCAAAGACACCCTAGGTTTCTCTCCACGATTTACCTATGGCATCGTGCCAGCAAATGGTTTCGACACGGTATTGATGGTGTCGGATGCATGGGCCATCTATGAATATGGGGCTGGCAGTGTCACCAACAGAAGTGGTTCCATCACAGGCTCATCAGACCCACGGCCTTACACAGGCACTTCTCTTGCTGACGTCTCCTACGTTAACCGTCCAGACCGCGTACCAGTGTATCGGGGGCCGTCCGGGACTAACTTTGCTGACCTACCCAACTGGGATGCCTCATGGCGTTGTAGTTCACTGAGGTCATTCGGTGACTTTCTGATTGGCCTCAACATGAGTGAGGGTGCCAACGCATTTCCTTCCCGGGTGAGGTGGTCGGACCTAACCTTAGCAAACCAATACCCAGGATCTTGGGATGCCACCGACCCTACAGTCTCCGCTGGTTTCAATGACCTGGTGCAGACCAAGACTGAGATCATCGATGGTAAACCTTAGGATCTAACTTTGTAATCTATTCCAATGACCAGGTTTGGCTGATGGAATACGTTGGCGGCACGTTTATCTTTAACTTCCGCAAGCTATTCACAGATGTTGGCATCATCAACCAGAACTGTGTTGTTGAGGTCGAAGGTAAACATTACGTCTTCGATGCCTTCGATATCTACATGCACGATGGGACATCTAAACAAAGTATCTGTGATGAGCGGGTAAAGAACTTTGTGTTCTCAACCTTAAACAACCAAGCGTCCGATGTTTGCTATGTTCAGCATAACCCAACATTGAACGAAATCTACTTTTGTTACCAGTCCGGTGATCAATTCGTTAACTTTCCTAACGCTGAAAGATGCAACCGGGCAGCCGTCTACAACTACCGTAACAACACATGGTCTTTCATGGACTTGCCAAACACAAGTTCAGGCACAATTGCTAACGTCAACTCTGTATCAACCTATAACACCAGTACTGGAACATATGCCCTCACTGGTGGTACTTACTACCAGCAGCAAGATAGCTTCGCCAGGCATACCCTTATGGTCGGTGAGACCTTAACAGCTGACGGTATTACCTCAGATAAGCTCTACGGTATTGATTTGTCGGATGCAGGGCAGATAGCTTTCCAGCTGGATACTGAGGCTACCAAGCCTGTGTACCTGGAGAGAACCGGGCTAGACTTAGATGAAGCCGGATCAGCGGTGCGTCAGTATACTGTAGTGACCAGGATCTATCCTCAGGCCTACACAGTTAACACGGCAGACACCACATTGAACTTTGAGTTTGGTGCGTCTGACTTACCTAACGCGACCCCTAACTACTCTAACCTGGCAGTCTTCGATATAGCGGCAGACCATAAGATCGACAGCCGGGCTGCCGGTCGTTACCTAAGCTATCGCGTGACACTTAACGACAACAAGGACTTCGAGATCTCAGGGTTTGACCTGGAGATCACACCGACAGGAGCAAGATAATGGCCTTAAGTGATAAGACCAACCTACTTGTTCAGCCTTACGTCAGAACCCAGTACCCAGTGTTAGATGAGGGTATCAAAAGATACATCCAGGATGAGCTACAACGGATCGAGAGTTCCGTTAGGTCTCTAAGTCAAGCAGCCATCCAGGTGACCGAAGATCCCCCAGAACAGCCAGTAAAGGGCATGGTCAGGTATGCTGTATCCCCTTGGAACCCAGGTTCCGGGGATGGCCTTTATATCTATAATGGCACTACCTGGGTCCTAGTTTAAAAGTACATGACTGACATAAAGATGAGAGCGGCGGTCTCAGCCTTAGAAGCTAGTATCGTTGAGGGTATTGCGTCTGGTGACTTTGTTGACGCCATGGACCAATGTCCTGTCGTACACCATTTTGCTCCACCCATAGAAGAATATGGCTGCGGCACATACGCCAGAGAACTTACGATGCCGAAAGGCGTAACTATCGTTGGTAAGTTACACCGACATGCTCACTTGGCTTTTCTCTTGAAAGGGAAGGTCGCAGTGGTGTCTGAGTTCGGTAAAGAGATCATGGAAGCACCTCACACGTTTTTGTCGCCTCTAGGTGCCAAGAGGGCGTTTCATGCCTTAGAGGATTCTATCCTAACCACAATACATCTAACAAAACACACACAAGAAGAAGCTCTCGAGGATATCGAGGATGAGGTCATTTCAGAGACCTACACCGCCTTAGGTATGGAAGAGCCGGACATGAAGATGTTCTACAAAGAACTGGAGAAGATTCAATGGCATGGATAGCAGCAGCAACAATCGGCGGTTCCCTTATTGGGGGATACTTTGGAAATAGTGCCGCCAAGAAACAAGCGGGTGCAAACAAATACGCAACAGATATGCAGATGCGTCCATACAATGACGCACGTCCATTTATCACAGATATGTATAGTGGTGGCGCAGCAGGTCTTAACAACGCCTTAAACATGGGTACGTACAGTGGCGCAGGTAACCCTACTTACGCTGGCTTGAATGATATGCAGAACAACGCCTTAAATGGTCAGTATAACTTCGGTAATTCTAATACGACCGCTGGTAATAACTTTATGAACACGTCATCAGGTTTTGGTGACAACTATGCCTCTCTTTACAACAATGCCAACGCTAGTAACCTAAATAGTACTGCCAGCGATCTTTACAACAATGCCTCTAATAATAACATGTACGCAGGTAACGCCGCTGATATCTACAACAAGGCTTCTGGTGGTTTCTATGATCAAGAAGCAAGAGATTTATTCAACAAAGCCGGTCAAGATAGCTTAGGTAACGCCCAGAACTATGCCTTGAATAACTCACGAGGGCTTGTTGATGCTGCGATGCGCGGCGCGAACCGGAACTTGAATGAAGTTCAGCTAACCAATCTCAATAACTCCGCGTCAGGCACAGGTAACACAAACAGTTCACGTTCCGGCGTAGCTGAAGCAATCCTAAGACGCGGAAACGCTGAGTTAGAAGCAGATACAACAGCCACAATAAACGATAACCTAATGGGTAAGGCGTTGTCTCAAGGCAACACCGATCTATCAAATCAATTAAACGCACTGGGCGGCATGAAGTCTGGTTCACAAGCTCAAATCAATGCAATGTCTGGTGCGTTGGGAGATATGCGCTTTGGTGATCAAGCAAAGTTCAACAACATGAACACTGGCTTCAATGCGATGAACACAGCCAACAACAACACGTTCAACAATATGATGGCTGCAAACGCAGGTATGGCGACCACATACGGAGCGGGGCTTAACCAAGTGAACTCAGGCTTCGGTGCTATGCTTGGAGCTGGGGGTGCATTCCAGAAAGATCTCCAAAACAAGTACAATGACGGTAAGGCCAACTTCAATGATGAACGCGACTTTATGATGGATCAGTACGGTAAGTTTAATGCGTCAATCCTTAACAACGCCCCACAAGGCCCCGGAGAGATCAGACCTAACTATGTTGATCCAACGATGTCTGCCATCAATGGCGCAATGATGGGTGGTGGTTGGGGTAACCAGTTTGCCAACTTTATGCAAAACCGTAATCAGCCAACAAACCAGGGTATGAGCTTTATACAAGCCCCAGCTTACACTGGGTATGGTTACACTTCTGGAAGGTAAGGGGTTGAATATGAATGGCATCCTTTATGACCCCACAAAGCCGATGCCCCTCATACAAATGGTTAACTCACCCTTATGGCAGGGCGTTAAGCCTACTGTAGGGCAGCGTAACAACAACCCAGGCAACCTGAGATCCTTTGACGACTTCCAGGGTAAA